GTCTATCTATTACTTGAAATGGATCAGGGTGATTATTTATAGGAGCTGCCATAACTCTATCCTTTATTTTGTATACATCCAAGTCTGTATTAACAATACTTGGATGATATTGTCTTACTAAAGGCATTGTTCTCATACTGGTTTATTTGTTGTTGGTTCTACTTTCTTTACTCTACTAGATGGAAATGCTTTGTTACCAAAATCACTACCGTGTAAACTATACAAATACATAACTACACCGTGTTTTACAACCACATCCCCCAAGTCATTTACTAATACATATGGTGGTCTATCATATTTTAACATTACTGCTGAACTAACCAACAAATGATTGCTTTCACCTGCATCCATTACTCTTTGAGCATAGTTGATACCATCACCACTGATATTGAGATTGCCGTTAATATCTTCCATTGGTATTACAGGTCCACAATGTACACCCATTCTTATTTGTAAATCTGGTCTATCCTTTACTGCTTTAGCTATAGTAACTGCACAATTCATTGCATCTTCCAGATAGGTAAAGAAGCCCAATACCATACCGTCGCCAGTAGGTAATATAATTAACTTTTCAAGTGCATTAGCTGTTTTGTATTGCATTGTAGACTTAACCAATGTACCCAAGTCTTTACAAGCCTTCTTTTGTTCATCTGTTGTTTTCTTGCTATATGCAACAATATCCATAAAGAATATGTAACCTTCTTGTTCTACATCCAATTGCAATCTGCTGGATTTGACTTCCACATCAACTTGTTCAACTTTCTTGACAATTTGTTTGACGGGTTTAACAATTTCTACTTTCTTTTCTTCAGTCTTTTCTACAACTGGTACGTTCTTTAGTTTCAAGAAATCTTTCCAGTTAATTTTCTTTGCTGGCGCATCTTTCTTTTTTGGTTCTTTTGATGCTTGTTCTTCTTCGTGTTTTTTTATTGCAGCTTCTTCACGATTGCGTTTTTCAACAAACATTGCGATTTGTTTCTTAACTTCATCTGTAATGTAGACATTTACATCTTTACCTCCACCACCAGTATCGTGTTTCTTCTTTCTTTGAGCACCTTTGGATTGTAGATATATTTGCATTTCTACATTACCAGTCTTAAATGCAATGTCTAACGGAGCAATTTCACCTTTGAAATCTGCACCATTAACATTTGCACCCAAATGTATTAAGAACTCAACCATATCAATGTCGTTAGCGTTGACGGCATAGTGTAATGGCATCCATCCATTCTTTTCATCTCTGCCATTGATCTTACCATCTTTATCAAAGAATGATTGTACACCTTCAAAATCACCAGTTTCTGCGCAGAAATGAATATTAGTACCACCTGCGGATTTAGCGCCATATTTGTTTAACAATTTAACAACATCGCCTCTATTGGTATTGGATAGTACGTCAATAGGATTATTTTTACCCAAGAAATCCTTCTTGTTGACATCTGCACCTTTGACAATTAGATATTCAACCAAGTGTTTTTGTCCGTAATTAACAGCATAATGTAGTGCGGTCCAACCTTTACCAGCGTCAACTTCATTGATATCACAACCTTTGTCTAACATTTCTTCAATAGAAACGATGTCACCATTCTTTGCAGCCAAATGGAAACTGCTACCACTACTGTATTTTGCACCTCTTTGTTGTAATACTTCCGCAATATTTTTGAAACCTTTTTGTTCGGCTACATCCAATGCGGTATTTTTACTGGTCCAGTCCTTACAATTGGGATCGGCGCCATGATTTAACAACAGTTTTACGATTTCCACTTGATTTTCTTCTACCGCAACAACCAGTGGTGGATTGCCGGTATCATCGTCTCTTTGATTAACATCTACTTTTTCTTTTTCAATACAATTGTAGACGTTATCATATAACCCACGTTTAATGTGGGTAAAAATATTAATTGCCATAATTTGTAAATTAGTCTTCTTTTGATTCTTTTTTGAAACGGCTTAAATCCAATTGAGGTAGTGGTTTTTCTATATTTAGACCAGCTAATCTTTCATTTTGGATAACTAATTTACTTCCACCTACAACCTTACCATCTACTACGTCATATATGAAAAATACAGTTTTTGTAAGTCCTACACGAACTATTCTACCAGGTTTACCATCAACATATACAACGTCATCTTCTTTATAGTCCGAACCAATAAACATAAACAACGCCGCGGCAAGTTTTTCTATACTTGATTTGAACATTAAAATTATCAATCCCGCTAAGAACATCCAGACATATTTACCTGTCATATCTTGTGCGGTTGATTCTAATACCTGTTGTGATATTACGTGTGCTGTATTTGTATCCATAATTGTCTTTAGTTTATTAACACATAACGTTTGTTAACAACCTAAAACAATTATATAATAAATATAAATATTAATTTACTTAATCCACTTTAGTTCTTTTAGAAGATCGTTAATCAAGTCTTTTTCATGACTATCCATTTCTTTATCAAATCTCTTCAATATTTCATTCAATGGATATACTCGGTCAGGAGAATCTTTTTGTTTTTCTTTAAGATCTTGAATTACATCAACAATCTTAGTAAGAGGTGATTTATATTCATCAACTGTATCTTTTGATGCAAAATTAGCCATCTCAAATGCTTTTGGTGTTAATCCTTTTACTAAACTTAATACAGCAGATCCCATCATATTAAATATACTAAATGCTGCTCCTGCTGCTGGGTTTACCATAGACAATACTCTTAGAACTATGAATATTATTCCAAATATAACAATTCCTGTTATGGCACTAATAAAGAACTTTTTGAGACCCCAGAAAACAGCATTCAAACCAAACATACCACTCATACTATCTAGTGTAGCTTTGTTTGCATCTGCCTGTTTAGCTACCTCTTTAGCTTTTTCACTCATGTCCCACATTTGAGTGTCATATTGATCCTTTAATTCTGATGTTTCTTTTTGTAGTTTATTTATAATTTCATCTTTTTCCGCCAACATTTTTTCTCCACGTTTACGTTCTTCAATTATTGCAGAATTTAATAAATCAACCATTTGTTTTACTTTGTTAAGTTCATCTATATGTGGTGTACCTACTATAGAAATAACTCTTTCATTTAAATCTTTAGCAGTTTTGACTTCGGTTGGAGGATTTGTTACGGCACTTAACGAGTGTTGAATACCAGCCGCTAGTGTAGCAGTTTGTATTTTCTTTTGTTTAGTATTTTTGTCTAACTCCTCAATAGTATTTTCAACTTTTTTCTCTTCTTTTTCAATTTTCTTCTGGTTGTCATCAACTTGTTTGGTGGGTTTTAGAGTTGAACAACTTAACAAAAATAACGAACTAATTATTGTTATAATATAAGATAACTTTTTCATATTTATAAATATGATTAGACTAAAGGATTTAATTGAAAATCAAGAGTTATGTGGTATGTCTTTAACCGAAGATGTTCAAATAAGCGACAATTTAAAGTATCATCTTCAGAAACAAATTCCATTGAGTGAAAACATATTTAGAACTTATAGCGATAGTTATTTTGAGTTGTTGGAAGAGGTTCGCACTCTTTATTTTGAAAACAAAATTGAATTGTGTGATGCGGACGCTGAATTGGTGGAGAGTGATCTTGGTAAAAAAGAATTATTCGAAGGTAGAGAAGTTTATTTGGATGCACCTATTGAAGTAGAAGAAGATTTATTGATGGAGTTGAAACATAGAGGTCGTACAGTTCACTTAAGTAGACCATTTAGAACTCCAGGTGGTCCTAAAAAGTATGCGGTATATGTTAAATCTAAAAATGGCAAAGTTAAAAAAGTGACTTTTGGCGATCCTAATTTGAGTGTAAAACGCAGTGCAGCTCGTCGTAAGAGTTTTGCTGCTAGACACAAATGTAGTCAAAAGAAAGATCGTACTACAGCTGGCTATTGGAGTTGCCGTAGTCACAGAATGCGTTCTCTTGGTAATAAAGGCAGAGGAAAGTATTGGTAATGGATTTACCGTTTATAGAAAAGTCTGTGGGTAACAATCAGTATATAAGAGAATTTAGTGCTGATGTAGATACTCACGAACTTGAATGGCATATAGATCGTGAAGATAGAACTGTAGAAGTTATAGAAAATATAGATTGGCAGTTTCAATTAGATAATAATTTACCACAATTACTAAAAGAAACAATATTTATACCCAAAGAAACATATCACCGTGTAATAAAAGGCACTAGTAATTTAAAAGTAAAAATAACAAAACACATATGAAATTTATCGATTTATTAACAGAAGTAAAAATGTATGAAGGATTGGGATTACCAGCCAATAGTATAATGACACTAGATCAGTTCGTCGATTCTTCCGGTTTAGAAGAAGCTGATATGTTGGGTGCGATGACTCGTACAATGACTCCTGACGAAATGCAGGATTATCTTGCAAAAACAGCTGCGGGAAAAAAGACCAAAACAGATAAGTACACAATGCCTTATGTACACAGAGGTAATATTGAGATTAAAGACGAAAATAATCGTAAGTTTGATCTAGATAAATTAAAAGCAGCAATTATTACACGTCCTGAAAAATTGTTGAAACAAAACGAGAAGATTACACATAGTGGTGGAGAAACTGCCCAATATTTCAATATTGGGTTACCAGCATTAAAAGGTCTTGCAGTAAATGAAAAGACAGGCGAGTTTGTTGTGGTTGATACTTGTCCAGGTGCCGGTGCTTGTAAGGTTTATTGTTATGCTAAGAAGGGTGGATATGTACAATGGAAGTCGAGTTCAATGTCACAAACCAGAGTATTGAATTTTCTATTGAATGACCCGAATGGATTTAAAGCTAAATTGGAATCTGAAATTCAAGCTGCAATAAATAAGTTTGATAAAAAAGGTGCTAAAGTGGTGATTAGATGGCACGATGCTGGCGATTTCTTTAGTCCTGATTATGTTGAATTGGCATATAGTGTGGCTAGAAAGTTTCCACAAGTTGATTTTTATGCTTATACAAAGATGGCAGGTGTAGCTACGGGTAATAAACCATCGAATTTCAAGATGAATTTTAGTATGGGTGCGGAGGCTGGACAAGAAAAACAAATTAATTTTGCTAAAACCAAACATAGTACTGTTGTACCAAAACAAATGTTTACTGATTTGGTATTGAAAGATGCAGATGGTAAGTTAATAAGAGACGAGAATGGTAATATGCAATTTAAATCGCCTGAAGCTATTGATATATTGAAAGATAAGTTGGCGGCTAAATATAACGTTTTTAAAGATAGTATTATTACATATGATGAAATGAAACGTATACCAGTTAGTACCGCTCCTCAATGGAATGTTATAGTTAAACCAGGTGATGGCGACGAAAGTGCAAATAGAGCAGACGTAATAGGAACTTGGTTACTAATTCACTAATTTAGTTGTATTATCTCACTCTAGAGATATTTATAATTAATGAGTGATAATATAAAGAAGTATTTGTATCTGATGGTTAAAACCCATTCCGTGACCGGAATGAGATATCTTTGTAAGAGGGTTACTACTAGTGATTCCAAAGCTATTTCGTATAATGGATCAGGAAAATACTGGAAACGTCATTTAAAAGTTCACGGAAAACATATAAATACTGAAATAGTTGCTAAATATGAATTGGATAAAATAAATGAATTTAGTACTTTGTGCATTGAGTATAGCGTTAAACACAACATCGTTAACAGCGACAAATGGGCAAATTTAATTGAAGAAAACGGATTATCAGGAGCAGTAGTTGGTGAAAACAATCCTAGTAAAAATCCAGACGTTAATAGTAAAAGAAGTAAATCTTTAATAAGCAAATACATAGGAGAATTTTCTAATTTTTATGGACGAAAACACACTGAAGAAACAAAGGAAAAAATAAGCATTGCAAATCGTGGAGATAACAATGTAATGAGAAGAAATAAAATTGCTCTGGAAAAAATGATTTTTGCAAAAAATAAACCAGAAAATAAAGAAAAACAAAGATTAATTGCGATTGAGGTCAATAATAGACCGGAAGTAAAAGAAAAAATTAGAAAATCAAAATTAGGATTAAACAATCCATCCGCAGATAAAAATATTTATACTCTTAAACATAAATTTAACGGATATATTATTAGTGGTACACGATTTGACTTAATTGAACAAATGAAAAAATTAAACAGTAATGACTCAAATATTAATATTTTGACAAGTGGGGATATTGGCTATTTTCTAAAGAAAGATAGAGTTGTAAAAAATGTGAAAGGATGGACTAAAATATGAGCGCTGGACTTGACCAAGATAGGGTAAGATGGCCTGGGAGTGGTAGTAGTGTTACTCAAAACACTGTGCCATTTGGTTATTACTTAAGCGAAAGTTGTAACACAGGATCTGGCGAAACTACTTTTGAAAATGATTGTAGTAGTAGTGCTATGTGGGCAGCAAAACGTTTGGGTTATCCTATTGTCGATATTGAAATGATCGATGTTAATTTTTATGCCTGTTTTGAAGAATCTGTATTGGAATATAACCGTGTAGTTAACGAATTCAACATTGTTAATAATATGGTAAATTTACAAGGATTACCACAAAATCAATACAAAAATTTAACAGGTCTAGGAGTAAAAAGTACAGGATTGCCTTTTATAATTCAATTGAGTAAACAATATGGTGCAGAAGCACTTGTTGGTGGTGAATATGAAGTTAAACGCAATTATATTACTGTTAGCGGCAGTGTTAATCCAAGCAGCACACAACAAGTTTATGACTTAAATCAATTGATTGGCAAAGATATTGAACACTTGACAGGTTCTCGTATCGAAGTTAAACGTGTATTTCACCAAAGACCACCAGCAATTGCTCGTATTTATGATCCGTTTAGTATGACTGGTATGAGTTATAGTAACGTACTAACAGAAATGGGATTTAGTGCATACAGTCCCGCTACACAATTCTTAATGACTCCGATCTTTGAAGACTTGGAACGTGTACAAGCTATTGAGTTCAATGATATGGTTCGTAAAAGCGCATATAGTTTTGAAATTCTAGGTAACAATAAGTTGAGAATATTTCCAATTCCAACCGACAATTTTAAAGTTTATATAGATTATATAGTTGAAAGTGAACGTGATATCACAAATTTCTACAGTGGATCTCGTTATGAATACATCAGCGATCCAAGTGATATACCATACGAATACTGTACATATTGTAAGATAAATCAACCAGGCAAACAGTGGATCAAGAAATATTTCTTGGCTTTGTGCAAAGAAACATTGGGACGTATATTACAAAAATATAGTACGGTACCAATTCCAGGTGGTGAAGTAACTCTTGACGGTGCGGAGTTACGTTCTGAAGCCAAGGAAGAAAAAGACACATTGCTTGAAAAATTAAGAGATATGTTGGAGAAAACCTTACGCGTCAATCAATTGGAAAATAAAGGTAAGGAAAGCGAAGAAATGCAAAAGATGTTGTCTAGAGTACCACTACACATTTATATAGGATAATTTATGGCAGCACCTGTATCACCACAATACCCTAAACAAAATCCGGCTTTTAAGCAATACTGGACATCTACACGTAAAGATGTGGGTATTTATAACAATAATTATTCTCCCGGTAGATACTTTTCTCCAAGAGATATAAATTTTTTGGGAAGTGTTAATTCTGAATTAATCGGTGATATAATTGAATGCGTTGTACAAGTATTTAAAATTGCAGCTTATGAAACAAATACCAATATCTACGGTGAAAGCAGTAGTGATAAGGGTAAGGTTTTTTACTCTGGTATAGACTTGAGTTGTTTGGTGCAACGTGAAGACATTAACACAGAAAATCAAGGATACGGACCTGATAGAAAACAAGATATTGTTTACAGATTTAGAGAACGTGATTGTATTACCACGAACTATTTCCCAGAAATTGGCGATTTGGTACTTTACAATGAACGTTATTACGAAATTGATAACGTAGTTCAAGAACAATTCTTGGGTGGTCATCCTGATAAGTCTTGGAGTTTGATTGTTAATACTCATTACACAAGACTAAGCAAAATTAACCTAGTAGAAAGACAAACATAATTTATGGCTTGGGGTCCAAATACTAATACAAATCCGCCACCAAATCCTATTGAAAACGCATCTGCTCAATCGGATGTTAAAAAGTTTTATAATAGAGCCAACGCAACTCGTCGTGACACAGATAAACAAAAGAATTTTACTGTAACATTATTGGACGTTGATACAGCTATTATCAACACATTGGACAATACTCTAAGACTACAAGTAAACGATAATGGTGAAGTGGTCAAGGTGCCAATTATATATGGCAATCCAGAAAGATGGTTTGCTATGAAAAAGTTTGGTCATATCAGAGACAATCAAGGCAAAATATTGTTGCCAGCTGTTATGATTCGTAGAAAAAGTGTAGAAAATAATAAAGATCTTGCAACATTTAATCGTTATTTGAGTTATGAAACCATAATGAATTATAGCGAGAAAAACAAATATGACAGATTTGATTTGATGAACAAAGGTGCATTTGCAAGCAAACCAACCAAACAAATTTATAGTGTAAGTTTACCAGTTCAAGTAAATATTACATACGAATGTATCATTTGGACTGATTATGTAGATCAAAACAATAAGCTATTAGAACAAATCAATTATGCAGCTAAAGATTACTGGGGAGACGCTGAAAGATTTAAGTTCAGAGCCAGAATAGACAGTTATAGCATCGAACAAGAAATCAATGAAGGTGAAGATCGTAATATCAAAACATCATTTGATATAAATGTCAATGCATATTTACTAAATGAAAATTATATAACAAATTTAGACGGGGTAAAAAATACCACTCAAAAGCTATTTACAGTAAGAAAAGTAATGTTGCAAGAAAATGCCATTGCTAGTGCAGGTGAAATGGAAAACATTTCAAAC